ATCGAATAAAAGATTTTATTGATTTATATAATAGTGTACCTAATAAAGATGCACTTGTAATTGCAGTACAAAATGATAAAAGCTTGACCGAAGATCAATATAAAGAAATTGTTGATATTGTAAGTCTATTAGATAAAACAGAACACAATCGAGATTGGCTATATAAGGAAACTGAAAAGTTCTGCAAAGATAAAGCAATTTATAATGCTATTCTAAATTCAATTGCAATTATTGATGGCAGGGACAAAGCAAAATCCGAAGATGGCATTCCTCAATTATTGCAGGATGCACTAGGTGTTTGCTTTGATAACAATGTAGGACATGATTATATTCAAGATGCAGAAAGTCGATATGAATCATATCATCGTGTAACATCTCGCGTACCTTTTGATCTAGATTATTTTAATAAAATTACAAATGGCGGTATGCCAAACAAGACATTAAATGTTTGTCTTGCAGGTACTGGTGTTGGTAAATCTTTGTTTATGTGTCATGTGGCATCTGGTTGTCTATCACAAGGTCACAATGTTCTGTATATCACAATGGAGATGGCAGAAGAAAAGATTGCTGAACGAATCGATGCAAATTTGCTAAATATAGATTTGAATGAGTTGCACACACTTAGTAAAGAAGACTATGAAAGAAAGTTTTCTGCATTGAAAAGTAAGACACACGGCAAACTAATCATCAAAGAATATCCAACTGCAAGTGCTAGTGTTCTACACTTCCGTGCATTGTTGAATGACTTGGCAATTAAGAAGAACTTTAAACCTGATATCATTTTTATTGATTATCTTAATATTTGCTGTTCAGCGAGGATCAAGCCTGGAGCGAATGTTAACAGTTATTCATACATCAAGTCTATTGCGGAAGAGTTGCGAGGCCTTGCAGTAGAAAATGCTTTGCCGATTGTAAGTGCGACACAAACAACAAGGTCTGGTTTCTCTTCATCGGATCCTGGACTAGAAGATACAAGTGAATCGTTTGGTTTGCCTGCAACTGCTGACTTTATGTTTGCGTTGGTGAGTAATGAAGAGCTTGAGGCATTGGGTCAGATTCTTGTTAAACAGTTGAAGAATCGATATGGTGATCCAAATGATTACAAGAGATTTGTTTTGGGTATTGACCGTGCAAAGATGAGACTGTATGATGCAGAACCATCCGCACAGGCTGATATTGTAGATGCTGGACAAGAAGATAAACCATTAAACACTTTCGGTAACAGAGAAAGTAAATTTAAAAAGAACTTTGAGGGACTTAAAGTATGACAGATAAAAAAGTGCTTAGTTTAATTACTAAAGAACAGGTTCAACGAGAAGATTATAAAAAAGACTTGCTTGAAATCATAGATAATTTTCGTCAAATGATTGTTGATGATGAGATTGTAGAATTCGCTATTTCATCTTTAGATGTTGAAGGTGAAATTGTGATTACAACATGTTGCAAAGATTTACTTGGTGGTGTTGGTCTATTTGAAATGGGCAAACATACTTTAATGATGCAATCATCTTACGACTTTGAATGAATTTAAATCAATACTTACTTGACAATCGTAATCAGAATGGCGTTCCAATTCTGAATGAACAACAATGGTCTGATATCAATGCAAAATTTGATAAAGAGACCATTGTTGCGGCCTTGATTGATATCATTGTAAAAACAAAACCGCCTTGCCCATTAAGAGATATATCTTTCGCAGATATGCAGAAATCTTTTTGGGATTTATCTTTGTCTGATTTAAAGACAACATTTCAACAACATGACGAAGTGAAAGATTTAGTGTTGGAGAAGTTTGAAGACTATGGTAGAAAATATACTACTCATGGTCTTGGTGTGATTCAAATGGGTTCACAATTTAACGATGTGAGTAATTACTTTCATCAAGAGTTGCGATACAATTGCGATGCATGGGGTTACAAGTCTCCTATTTACCGATGGAATAACAACGATAACCTAAGAAGTGTATTTCTTGCATTGTGGAGATTAGGTAACAAAGAACTATCAGTCAGTTCTTATATCTCTTCATTCAGATTGAGTGCCTATATTGCGACACAATTCAAACCACAAGTCGCAAAGTTTTTGTATCAGATTACAAATGCAAAAACTATATTTGATTCATCTTGTGGTTGGGGTGATAGACTAGCAGGATTCTATTGTTCGGATGCAGAACAATATTATGGCACAGACCCAAATGACCAAACATTTGAAAAGTATTATGAACAATGTTTAGTGTATGAAAAATTTCTAGGTGGTAGTCCACGAACTGTGAAAGATGATAAACACTTCATCGTTGAAGGTGTCAAACGAGTTGAAATTCATAGATGCCCAGCAGAAGACTTTGATTATTCTATTCTGCCTAAGATTGATTGTGCATTTACTTCACCGCCTTATTTTGCAACAGAGAAGTATAACACAACAGGTAAGCATGCAGATGAACAATCGTGGTCAAGATATACAACTTATGAACAATGGCGAGATGGTTTCTATTTACCTGTAAATCAAAAGACATTTGATTGTTTGAGTGATGATGGATATCAGTTTGTTAATATTATGGATCCAAAGATTAAGACGAAGAGATACTATGCAAGTGATGATTTGATTGATAATCTTACTGAAAGAGGTGCGACATTCTGTGGTCAGATGGGTATGAGAATTATGCAAAGACCAAAAAATGTAGAAAACCTTGATGAATTTATGCATAAAATCTACATTGAACCTGTATGGTGTTTCAGTAAGAAAAAAGGTGATTTTAATCTCGTAAATGACTATATGAATAGTGGCGCCTTAGACAGTTTCTTCGGATAAATACTCCAATAAACTGATAAGGAGTATTAAATGGCAGAGAGTGATGGCGATACAAAAGCGTTTGAAAGTGCTCAAGCATTATTTTGTGCTATGGCTGACTTTCTCGGAACAACAAATTCCAAGAAAACTTTAAATTATAAAACTTATTCAACATATGGTGAATTTAAATCAAATAATAAAAAATTAATATCCGATTCATTTTCAAAAATAAAGACTACTGGTGTCAGTTTAGATTTAATAGAAAAGATTTTAACTAAAGATGTTGATTGGTACAAATCTTCAATTAATATTGCTGTAAAACTCATAGAAGATATAGAAAAAATTGATTCTGATTTTGCAAAAATTCAAAGACCAGGATGGACAGATTTTTTATATTATCGTGGAGCCAAAGGCGGCAATCAAGTGATGGAAGATATTGAAGAACTTTTTACTATTGCGAACAAAAAAGAAAAATTATTTGGTGATATTAATAAATGGAGTCCAGCGGATATCTATTTTGCTTCTAAAGTTGCAGAGAAAAAGATTCAACAAGTTGTTAGTAATACCCCACAAGGATTTAATTTTACAAATTTAAATCAACTTATAAACGGTTTAATAGATGCTGGTGAATTATTAGGAGTGTCCTTAAAAAAGGCACCTGAGCAAGTTCACATTTATAGAATTAATTTTACACAAAAAGAAAATCAACAATTATTGGAGAATGTTAAATATTTTGATATTTCTGAAAATAAAGGAACTGATAGGGATGTTCAAATATATTTTGGTAGTTCAAAAGCAAAACCACTTATTAAAATAAGACACGATCCATATAGTGATGCTTTAGGTGCAAACTTAGCGATAAAATGTGAGATTGAGGGAAAAAATTCAAGACTTGGTTCTTTAGTTAGTTTTGGGACTGGAACAAATAGTCCTGGTGCAACAGGATTTACTGACCTTTGGGCTCGAGTTGATCCAACTTATGCAAAAAAGTTAGCCACTTCTTTTCAAAAAGGAACTCTTGCTTACAAAAAAGGTATTGATGAGTTGAATAAAGAATACGCTAAAAAAATAGGTAAAGCAAAAACTGGTAAACAATTAAAAGATGAATTGAAAAAAGCTCCATGTCCAGATTCTTTGATTAAAAAGATTATCGAATTAAATGGTGGATTTAATTATGAAAAAAAGATTGGTATGACTAATTTGCAATTAATTAAAAGTTTAAAACCAACACTATATGAAGCCTATCAAAATGAAAGAATATTATTGAGTGTTACACACATAGTTAGCAGTTTTGAAGGATTAATAAGAGATTATTTCACCGAAGGCAAAAAAGTAAAAGATGTTACTAAAGCTAATGCAACTCAAAAAGATATAAATTTACAAATTAGAAAAAATAATGTTATTATGGAAATTTATAAGTATGCATCCGCTATGTCGCCTTCTTCTGGTAGATATGTAATAACAAAATAAAACGAAAAATGAAATTCACACAATTTTTAACCGAAGCAAAAAAAGAAGGTGCGAATCTTCACCTAGAACACCTTGAAGATGAAATTCTGAATCGTGGTGTTGCTGGGTGTAGAGATGCAATTAATTTTTTACAGGCATTGAGAGATATGCTTGCTGGCCACTCACAAATAAAAGTAAACACTACAACAAAGTGGGATGGTTCACCTGCAATCTTTTGTGGTGTGAATCCTGACAATGGCAAATTCTTTGTCGGTACCAAGGGAGTTTTTAATGCAAATGCAAAGTTAAATTATACCGATGCAGACATTGATACAAATCATCCAGGTGAAGGTCTTAATGCAAAACTAAAAGTTGCACTCCGTTATCTGCCAAAACTTGGCATCAAAGGTGTATTGCAAGGCGATATGATGTTCACAAAAGGTGACTTGTCGGAGAAGACACTTGATGGTGAAGACTATATCACATTTCAACCAAACACATTAATCTATGCCGTACCGGCAGATTCTAAGTTAGCAAAGACGATGCAGGCCGCACAAATGGGTGTTGTGTTTCATACTTCATACACAGGTAGAACATTTGCTGATATGAAGGCATCATTCAATATTGACATTAAGAATTTAACACCAACAAAGGATGTTTGGTTCCGTGATGCATATTTCACCGATGCCTCAGGCACGGCATCATTCACAGAAGAAGAAACAAAACAAATAAATTCTATTCTATCTACTGTTGGTTCTTTATTTAAGATGACAAATGCATTGTCTATCAATAGAATATCAACAAGTGATTCAATCAGAGAATATATTAAGACATTCAATAACACCAAAGTTAGAGAAGGTCAAAAGATTACAAATACTGCCACACATACAAAAGAATTATTAAATTGGGTTGAAAAGAAACTCAATGATAAAATTGTTGAGGCGAAAATGGAGAAGACAAAGAGAGAGAAGACTATGATTAAGAATGAAATCATGCGTACTCTCCGTGGTTCTGCAAACGATTTGAAAAACATATTTGATATGCAGAACGGCATGGTTGATGCCAAGAATATGATTATTAAGAAGCTACAACAGATGAAACAAGTTACAAGTACATTCGTACAAACAGAAGATGGTTTCAAAGTTACTAATCCAGAAGGTTTTGTTGCAGTTGATAAACTAAAAGGTAATGCAGTTAAGTTGGTTGATAGATTAGAATTCAGTCATTTGAATTTTACTGCACAGAAGAATTGGAGTAAATAATGCCCACATATGACATAAACAAAATTCTTGCTGAGTATGGTGATAATGATTTTGGTTTCTCTGCGGTATCAGAAGAAGAATATAATGCAGTCATTAATGAAAAAGATGAGACAGTTGAAAAATACAAACACAGATTGGCGGAAGTTGAGAAACTTATTATGCCATTCTTAACGAATCTTTTAAAAACAGCTGATAAACCATATATCAATTGGCCAAATAGAAAACCAATTCTTGAAGCACAGATACAAAAGATTCTTGCCTTGACTAGAGGATAAAATGTCAGAAGCAATTCAAAGAATAGCAAAATCAAGAATATTAATGGAACAGATAACCGAAGCTGGTTATGCTGGTAATATCGGCATCATGGAACTGGTAAAGTTTCAGCAAAAGGCTTCACCTGAGCAGAAAAAGATGTTACAATCTCTTATTAACAGTAAGAAAGCAAAAGATGCTTGGAAACT